ATGCCACTATCTATTCCAGTAAACGGTGAGTTGGTTATAAAATCAGCTACCAAATCCATCCAAGGTACTACAGTAAATCTTACCGCTCAATTCGATCTTGTAGCAGGTGAAAAAGTGTTAGCGAATATCCACAAGAACTGGGTATGCTCAGCTAATGACGAACCCTTTGCTAAGGCACTTGAATTGATGGCTGCTGAGTTAGCTTAAGAACCCGAATAAACCTAGATTATATCACTACACATTAACTAACAGCTATGAATCACAAAGTAGAAAAATCTGCTCTCCAATGGGCTAAGTTGTACCTAGAGTATAAAATCTTACATGCAGGTTCTACCGACATGTTACTTCAATTCGTGTGTGACTTAAACGTCAGAAAGATCGAGCCTACTGCTAAAGCGTTCCTCGAAAAGCGTACTGAGTTGTTTAAGAAACACGGGTCTGAAAAGGATGGTATGTACTCTGTTCCAGAATTCTTAGATGATGTATTGGACACAGAAGGAAAGCCAACCAAGAATCCAGCTCACGAAGCTTTCATCAAGGAGCTTACTGAGATTGGAGACCACAATACTACACTAGATGTAGACGCGATTGAGGTGTCTTTACTCAAAGGACAAAACCCTAGAGAGTTAGCACAATTATTTGCACAAGTAGGGGCTGAGTTGGGAGTATTTAACTTCCACGAGATCTACACTGTGACAGATAAGGCTCTGCTTGATGCAGCACAAAAAGGCTAACATGCAAACGCCCTCTAAATCATTTTTCTCTAAACTCATAGACAGTAAGTCTCCTGAATCACACAGGAGACTTGTCGTTTTGGTATTTGCTGCCAACTTCATAGCGATGAGCTGGTACATTCTACTCATCAAGCATCCTCTTACAAACAAGGATCTTGCTGTGTTGATCTTAGAAATTACAGCTCTTACTGTAGGAGGCGGATGGGCATCAATCGTTGCAGACAACGCATTCACTCGTAAATACAAGAAAAATGATACAACTACTAAAAACAGTGGTGAAGACAGCGTTGGATCCTAAAGTCCTGCTTGTCATCATCGGTATATTCATGTACAGAGAGTGTACGCAGAAACCTGCTCCAGATACCTTAACAGAGATGCAGGCTCTAAGAGAGGCTTTGAAAGATGACAGTAGTACTGTGAATGTCATAGTAGCTGAAGACAGCACATCGCTCGTGCATGTACAAGCTCTTGAAGCTTCTAACAGTCGTATTCTAGAAGAGCTCTTCAATGTAAAAGCCATCAATAAGAAGTTTGGTACAGAGATTAAAGACGTAAAGCTGGCACTACAAACTAGGACTAGAGACACAGTGTACCTTCCTCAGGATACAGCGGTAACTGTTTCTCCTGAATACACTCCAGACTCCTCTGCTCATACACTAACGGGTATATTCAATAATCCGTGGTATATGGCCAAAGCTGTTGTATCCTCTAACCCTTCTAAGTTGCCAGGCTCTTTATCACTAGTAGTACAAGACTCGGTGACATATCTCTTTAACACGAAGAAATCAGGGTCCTTCTTCAAGAGGCGGGAAGATATGGAAGTGTCTATTACACATGCGAATCCGTACGTTAAAGAGGTTGGAGTAAAAGTTGTGAGAGTTCCTTATACTAACAAACCTAAGAAGTGGGGTATTGGCTTACAAGCCGGCTACACTATTATTCCAATACCTCAACCTTACATTGGTATTGGTGTTACAAGAACATTTATACGATTCTAATATGCTACTCATTGACATTGCCCAAGGCTGGATGAACGCTACGAAGAAAGACCTATCACCAGAGCTTAGGCTCATGGTTAAAGAGCGTGCTACTAAGTGCGATACCTGCCCTAATAAGCTAGAGATGAATGCCAAGCTAGGTCAAGTGATTGGCAATATCACTAACCACGATCCAAATTCTCCCTATTACTGTGGTGCTTGTGGCTGTCCACTAGTGTCTTTACTCTCAGCACCAGATGCTAAGTGTAAGGCAGACAAGTGGGGACCACACACTGCTGAAAGTTACTTTTAAACTATACACTATGTCTACAGTTAAACTAGACCCAATCACGCTGGAGCGGATTGACCTGATTCACCCAAAGCTTAGAGCTGAACTCCATAACATTTACAAGGAAATCTGTGAAAGATTATCCGGTAGTGCTATGTGCAGATTCGCTTATACACTAAGAACATTCACTGAGCAGGATGCACTCTTTGCCCAAGGTCGTACAAAGCCTGGCAAGATAGTTACCAAAGCTCGTGCTGGACGTTCCTACCACAACTACGGCTTAGCTGTAGACATCGTATTACTGAAAGACAAGGATGGCAATGGCACCTATGAGTCAGCATCTTGGGAAACCAATGTAGACTTTGATGGTGATGGTGTTGCTGACTGGCAAGAAGTGGTACAAGTGTTTAAGGAATACGGATGGTCTTGGGGCGGTGACTGGACCAGATTTCCTGACATGCCACACTTTGAAAAGCCACTAGGGCGTACAGTTGCTGGACTGGAGCAGCAGTACAAAGCTCGCAATTTCTTACAGGGAACTACCTACGTATCTTTGTAAGAGCATCATAACTGAGCCTAATGAAAAAGGGGGGCACTTGGCCTCCCTTTCTTATTGTGTAACTGTTGTAGATACTAATCTAATAAACTCACCAGGTTTCGGTTTACTCAGTAGCTCTGTCTGACTCCTGAATATCTCTAACGCCTCTTCTCTTTCATCTTCGTTGTAATACGCTTCTGCCATGAAATCCTCCATAGCTCCTCTATGCTGATAGAATAATGATGCCAGTCTAAGATCCATTTCTACTACGTATGGAAATCCATTGGTATCAGTCTGTACTAAACAACTGAGTCCAGAGTGGTTTACTATAAGTGTCTTTAACTTTTCTGAGAACTCTGTGTATCTACCCTCTCTATATTTCTGAGCATCTTCTTTAAACTCCACTGGTATTTCTAGACAGTAACAGTTTACTGGCTGTCCATTCAGTGTAATCCTCAAAGGTCTAAGTCCACACATTCTAGCAGGTAATGCACTGTGACGTTCTACAACTACGAGTATCAAGGAACAGTCCTCCGAGACATACGTGTTCAGAAAGCCGTTAGACTGAAAATCCTTCAAGCACACACCACAAGCTGGTAGAATAAACCACGAACTCAAGTGATGCTTGTACAATTCTTCAATGTATTGTGTCATATAAACGGATTTGCAGTATCTGCAACAGAAACACTCACTTCTGTAGACTCGAAGTCTACATCAAGAGCTTCTTGGTATTCTAAGTAGTACGCATGATATGGAGTCATCATGGTAACGGTATCAATAGTCTGTCTGAAGAATATGCTACCCATTTTCTGCCCAAAATGTCTTCTGTAAGCTCCTAGAATAGCACCTATAGGATCCATTCCTGCTTCATTCAGTAACTTCTCTGCTTTCACAGGACCCATACCTGGAATACCAAGTATTCTATCGGTAGTATCTCCAATGATAAGCTGCAGATTGCGGTAGTATAGTGCCTTGTCTTCAGTGATGGTTTCGATTCCTGTAGAATCTCCCTTACACTTGAAGTATTGACCAGGCACTTGTTTCATATCCTTATCAGGAGAACACACTACGTACTCAGTACCATTAAATCTACACTTCCAAGCCCAGTAGCAAATAAGGTCATCTGCCTCTAGGCCTTCTACAGTATACTGCTCGTAGGTCTTATCACTTCTAAGGATAGATTCTACCATCTTAGTAAGTGCAGATTTAACCGGTCGTCCACCTTTGTATTCATCCAATTCGTATACATCATATCGAAACACTGGAGTAAGTGAAGAATAGGCAAGTCTTACGTGACTGCACCCAGTCTCCACTACAATCCAGGATACGATACTCTGAAGTTTATCCAATACCCTAACCATGATTTGCTCTTCAGGCAACTGCTCTGCAGTCTGTTCGTGTGTAACACCCAGCTCTACAGTTAAGTGATGCCCAATCACATAAATCATAAAGTCAGCGTCAATCAATGCTATCTTCATAGTACGGTTTAATAGGGTAATCCTAATGTCGATAATTCTTTCTTCACCTCTTCCTGAGTTTCTTCAGGAAGATGCGGTAACACCTTCTGTAACACCTGAGCAGCTCTCCAGTGAGCCAACAATTCGATGTGATCATCAATGCTCATGATAGCAAACTGACCCACCTCTTTGAACAGCTTACCAGCCTTCTTAGTCTTACGATGCCATATCACTTTACGGGTACCAGGAAAACTGGTCATAGATTCTAGTATCTGGGCATAGTTCAGGTTGTCTACAGTCGTCTTTGTCTGTATCGAATCTGTCATCATACCTCTCAGATGTTCATCACTGTTCACTAAATCAATTTTATCCTTGTGGTCTCTCGCTCTGTTAGCGTAGCGAGAGGTTACCACATGAGGATAAATAGATCGGGATTTGAGTTTGTTTACGCAGTCTCTTTCCCAAGTGTTTCCTGCCCTTATGTTGCTTCTTGCCATAGGGCTAAGTTACTTTACTTTAAAATACTAGCCTGATTCTTTCTGTGCTCATAGAGTTCAGCAGCCTTCTCAGCAGCCATCTTCTCCTTGTTTACAGTTTCCTCAACCATTAATGCAAACTCAGCATCAGTCATCGCAGCATAACCTGCACTATGATATACACTTCTGTTTACACCTTTGAAATCGCTAGCAACAAAGTACTGCTTACACACCAAGGCACCATCTCCACCTGCAGAACTGAATCCACCAATATGCATAGGATCTACAAACACGTTGTGTGTTGCAGTACCACTGCTTTGGTAGCTACGGATGTAATCCAAGTTACCTACGTGTAAGCCAGGACCACCAGTACGGTTTGTACTTACCTGAGACCAGTTTTCTAGTGAATGGATACAACCAACTTTGATGATGTGTCCCTTGTGGTCAAAGCCACCGTTAAGCGCCTTACAAGTGAACTCATCTCCACGCTTACCCATAATAGCAGGCTCAAACACTAAGTCTTCAACGTACTCAGGAGTCTTCATCTTCTTAAGACCAGTGAACTCATCTACTTCAAAGTCGTAGCGGTCTACTTCCTCTACAGCACCTTTCTCACCCTTCACAAACTTCTTAGTTACCTCTCTGCTCACTTTGTAGGTACACAAGAGACCTTCAGTAGTGATTGGAGTTTGGTAACCAGTAGCCATTTCATTGGCCTTCTCTTCACTGAAGCCTTTCTTATCCACTAATTCCTTAACCACTTTAGGGTCAGTGTATGTAGTGTTGATGTATCCTACGAACGCTCTATCTCTCTGAGAAGAACGTGCTAAAGGATTCCTCAACCATCTTACCCAACACTTAACGATTGGAGTAATATCCAATTGCTTCTCTACCATAGTGATCATTCTGTCCACTAAGGCTTGAGGAATAGCTACATCACTTACTGCATTGTTGTAGCGTAGAAAGTATTGGTTGCGAACTGGGTCCTGAATGATGAAAGGGCTTTTGGTCTCCACGATGGCTCCATAAGTCTCCTTTGTCATAGGCCTGAATTCCTCAACAATATCTCTTAACTGGTCAAAAGATGTAGCACTTTGTGCCTTTTCTTCTAACGCTTTCATTGCATCATAGCGCTCCTTAGTGAAGGATACACCATAATGCTCTCCGTTTACATGTCCGGTGATGTTGTCACCGATGACGTTAATTGTGAACATCATGCTCATTGGTATTTATATTTAATGATTCTGAAATAGGTGGGAACGCTTCATCAGGAGTAGATGGGTTATTATCAAAGTCGCTTATGGAGAAATCACCCATAGTAGTTTGCTCTCCAAGTCTAAGCACTTCTTTACCTTCTGAATTGTAGACTACAACTCCTGGTGTAGAAATTACTACCGGTGGAGTAACCATCTGCATATACTTACGTACAGCATCTTCTAACTCATTGTTGAGACAAAGAGTGTTACAAGCTTTGCTGTCCATAGCATACCTGAAAGAGGTAGTTACAATATCTCCTACAAGTGCAGGAATGGCATTGAGGAACTGATAAGGCTCACACCAGTCTAACAACTCCTCGAACTGGTTCACTAACGCAAGGTCAGCTCCGTGTGCTTGTTGTACTTGACTGTTACCAAATAGGTTCTTAGCAGTATCTGCTATCACCTCGGGTGCAGCGCCAGATGCTACCAACTTTTGGAATTGGAAGATACTGTTACAGTGATCAACCAATGCCTCAGCTTCACCAGGTTGCCATGCCTTGAATCCTTGATTAGAGATATTGTCTATAGGTACATAGTGCATACTCACAAACTGCTCCAATTTCTTATAGAGTTGGTGTCTCTCCATGTCTATACCTTGGAAGTTGTTTAGAAATCTACACTTGTAGAACTTCTCCTGAATAATACGTGCCGTATTCCAGTTAATAAGTGCATTACTCATACTGATTTTGTTGTTTCTAAGCTCTGCAAAGAACAGGCTTAAGTGTTTGAATCGTTTAAGGCTCTTCACGGACTTTTGTGAAGCACGGATAACGGTAATGTCTTTGTCATCTAGCAAAGTTATTCCTGACTTATACATGTGGTTATTACCAGACCTCTTGAACCAGTCCTCATACTTCTCTTGAAAAGTATTAAGAGACATAATCCTGTGGTTCATGTTGATAGAATGGCTCTTATCATGTGTATACACAGACTCTAAGTCTATCTTATCACTACTTCTTTTCTGGTTGTGTAAGATACCCTTAGTTAGCCAAGCTACCTTAGCATACAACACTTCATCCTCTTCATTGTGATTGATGTAGTATACCTCAGGAGATTCAAACCTGTCTAAGTCTGCTTTGTCTACATCATAGAAAGCCCAGTTACCAACCATTGGCTGAGAAGCTATAAGCTTAAGATGATCGGGATAGTAGTACACTCCAGGTTGAAAGAAACTTACTCGTAGTAGATTATCAGGCCTACCTCTTGTAGCTTTCACTGCTGATATATCTTCTCCTTCGTCTGTTGCAGCTTCCAACAAATCCTCTTCTGCATCACTATAATTGTCAGGTACTTCCACAGACTCGTATACAATAAAGCTACTCTCGTACTTAGAATCAACAAGACTGGCAGACACCATAGAGAATATAGCCTCCATGTACTCCTTACTCACCGGCAACTTAGTTTCTGATTCTGTATACCACGCATAGTTGTAAGCATGGTCTACGTGTTCAATAATGT